TATGCTCCAGTTAGAGAAAGAATATTATCTTTTATCAATGAAAAGGGAACCGTTTCCAGAACACAATTATTGGAATTTATTCGTGGCTTGAATGAAACAACAGGTAGAACAACGTCTGCTGGTTGGATTAACAAAAATTCAAATTATTTTACTATTAAAGAACAACACGGAACTAAATACTATTCATTATCAAAACTTGGTGAAAGAGTTCATTCCTCAATAATGCAACAAAAAAGTATATAATTGAATGCCATCAGTTTCACAATCACAACAAAAATTAATGGCGCAGGCTTATCAAGTACGCAAATGGAAAGATAGTGATGGTGAGGAGGGCATAGATCCAAGTAGCATTGAAAAGGAATATCGAGATCAAATAGAAAGTTTGGCTGATTCAATGACAAAGGCTCAACTAAAAGATTTCGCAGAAACAAAAATCAAAAAATTACCAAAGGTCAAAGAAAATTTAACAGGATTTTTGAGTGGCGGTCCTTTTCCACAGTTTCATTCGTTTGTATCAAATGTTGCACCTCAACTTCCGTATGCTTCACATGACCGTAAAGACGAACTAATAAAAAAATTTATTGACTTTATCGAAAATGGCGATAAAGTTAAAAAGAAAAAAGAAAAATCAAATGAAGCCGTTGCAGCAGTTGTTCCAGTAGGAACGGCACAACCTAACAACACACCAGGCATGGGAAACGCATCACCGCCGTCGGCAGGTAATGTTGGTTCAGGTGACCGCTTTGATAGTTCTTATGATAAAAGTAAAACTGGTATTATGAGTTACGAAGACTATAAAAAGTGGTTAAAAAAATGGCACAAAGAAAAAAATAAAAAAAATAATAATTAATATGAGTATTGAAATTATTCAAACCGTCATCACTACTGTTGGTACAATAGTAGTGGCATTGATTACTGTTGTAGTCAAAACAAAACTTGACCAACATTACATTTCGAAAACTGCTAAAAAGGAAGAAAATATCACAGAAGCAGATGTTCAAGATATGGTTTTAGTTCAGGAATGGTTGGAAAATTTTAGAGCAAAATACGAGTACGAACGTGCATCTATTTTTCAGTTTCATAATGGAGGTAAATTTTTTCAAGGCAAAAGTATGAAAAAATTTTCAATGACTTACGAAGCTGTTGCACCGGGATATGAAAAAATTAAAAGATTTCAACAGAATGTATTAACATCTGAATATCCAAGATGGGTTAACAGAATGATGAATGACAACTGTTTTATTACCACACCCGAAGATGTTGACTTTAAAGATAAAAAAGAATTAGAAAAATTAGGAATCATTCAATTTGTTACAGTACCTATTTATTGCTTAAATAATACTTTGATTGGATTTATTGTTGGGCATATTATGGTTGAGAATGATTATGATATTATGTCTAAGTCAAATGATATGATTGAAGATTCAAAACAGATTGCTGGTTACATTGCTAATGCTACAGGAAAGTAGTTAGTCTTAGTTAAGCAATTTAAGTCTACTAAATGTTTCTTATCATTCTTTATTTAATGCTAGTCTAGTATATTAACCCTCCCGAAATCCATTATTAATTTTATTCGTTTTCTAGAAAAAGTTTTAAAAAAAACTAAAATATTTTTAAAAACTTTAATTTTTTTTAGAATATAATTCTATAAAAATATTTAGAAAATGAAATACTCAAAAATTAGAAATGTTAAATCTCCAAACCGGGGAACTTCACAATCGGCAGGTATCGATTTTTATGTTCCAGAAGATTGGAATGACGGTAAACCGTTAATTCTTAAAGCCGGCGAACGTGCTTTAATTCCAAGCGGGATTAAAGTAAATGTACCAACAGGCCATGCTCTTATCGCTTTTAATAAAAGTGGAGTTGCCTCAAAAAAAGGTTTAATTGTTGGTGCTTGTGTAGTTGATGAAGACTACCAAGGTGAAATTCATATTAATGTTATTAACACGTGCCAACGTGATTTAAATCGCTGGGACGATACTGTATGGACACAGGATTTAGGTGAAGTGACAATCACACCCGGTGAAAAGTTGGTACAATTTATTTTGTTGCCAGTATTGTATGCAAGTCCTGAAGAAACTGAAATTGAAGAATTATATTCAGAAAAAACTGAAAGGGGTGATGGAGGTTTCGGTTCAACCGGTGTATAAAATATTTAACAGTTTAAAAAAATAAAAATGATTATTGATATTGAACAAGAAGACGGAAGATTAAAAATTTCTTATTTTAAAGAAAATGGAGAAATTGCATTCAAAGAATTTCTGATTCCAAAAAATCAAATGTTTGATTGGAAATATTGTGAGCCGGGTGAAAAACCAACGCCCGGTGTTTTATCATGGGACGGCAAAGATGTTAAAAAGAAATCAACCAGATATTTAAATAATTGGAGAATTGTTGAATATCTTGAAACACTGCCTGAAGAAGAAACAAGTGAATTGTATCAATCAGTTAGGCCGAAAACATTTTTTCTCGATATTGAGGTTGAAGTGGGAGACGAATGGCCAAAACCTGATACTGCAAAATATCCAGTAACAGCAATTGCATTTTCATGTGACAAAAAATTAGTTGTTCTGGGTTGGCGACCGTTGAAACGTGAACAAATTTTAAGTATCAAGAAAAGAATTGAAGAACATTTAAAAATTGAAGTTGACTTCAATTATCTCTGCTTCCCGAGTGAATATGATATGTTAATTAGCTTTTTTCATAAAGCGATTAAACAAATGCCACTTTTAACAGGATGGAATTTTATTGGATATGACTGGACATATCTTGTTAACCGTTGTAAAAGATTAAATATTGATATATCACATTCTTCAGTATCAGGTAAACTTGTAGGCAAAGATGCATTTCCAATGCACCGTCTTGTTGTTGACTATATGGAAATTTATAAAAAATGGGATAGAGTAATTGATGTAAAAGAAAATAATACACTTGATTTTGTTGCACAAGCAGCACTTGGAATTCCAAAAGTAAAATATAATGGAACATTGCAAGAATTGTATACCAATGACTACGAGTCGTACATTTTTTATAATGCAGTCGACACTAAATTGGTTGAACTAATTGACGCTAGATTAAATACTTTACAAACTTTTTTAACATTAGGAAATATTACCAAAGTTGAGGCACAGCGAGCATTTTCACCTATTTACATGGCTGAAATTGCAATGTGCCGTGAATTTTTATCTCGTGGTCGAGTGATGCCACGAATGGATAAACAGAAAAAAGTTCGTGAATCATATGAAGGCGCCTTTGTTGTTGAACCAAAAACTGGATTATATGAATGGGTTGCATCATTTGACTTTGCATCACTATATCCGTTTATTATGAGGCAATGGAATATATCACCCGAGTCGTATGTGCGAAATATTAATCCAGGTGAAACTATTGATACCGAAAAAGAAATTCTTTGTTCTTCAGGTGCTGTTTTTGAAAAAAATACTGATAGCGCATTTCGAACAATTTTAACAAATTATTATAATAAAAGAAAGCGGGCAAAAAGTGAATATGAAGAAATTGAAAACGAGATTCAAAAACTTAAAAAATATATAGAATGAACATAGAAATTTACCAAAAAATAATCAGACAGATTCAGAAAGATATCGAAATACCTAAATTAGTCCATACCTTTACATTTACAATCGAAGAAATGCAAGATGATTTTTCTTGTTTTGAACGCATTGCTACATTTTTAGAAGGACACCGTAACCATTACAATGACTTTTCGATAACAACAAGAATTGATTCTGATACAATGCACTACAAAGTTATCGTAACACTCTATTTAACAGAGGAATGGAAAAATTTTTTACTTGAATTCCAATCAAGCAAGTTACTTAACTACTTTGAACGAAAATTAAAAGAAACTTTATGAAAGACAAAACAATTGAAGTGTTATCAGATTTAACCGTGCATATGAAATATGCAAAATATCTTCCTGAATTAAATCGCCGAGAAACCTGGGAAGAATTGATTGCAAGAAATAAAAGAATGCACATTGAAAAGTATCCTCAATTAAAAACTGAAATTATTGATGTTTACGAAAATTTTGTTGCAACGAAAAAAGTGTTGCCGTCAATGAGGTCACTACAGTTTGGTGGTAAACCAATTGAGGTATCACCAAACCGTATTTACAATTGTGCTTATTTGCCGGTTGACGACTGGAGAGCTTTTGGTGAAATTATGTTTCTTCTTCTTGGTGGTACAGGTGTTGGATTTTCAGTACAGAGACATCATATTGAAAAACTTCCAGAAATTAGAAAACCACAAAAAACACGCCGTTATTTAATTGGTGATAGCATTGAAGGTTGGGCTGATGCTGTTAAATTTTTAATGAAATCGTATTTTACAGGCGGAGCTAAACCTGAATTTGATTTTAGAGATATTCGCCCAAAGGGCGCTAATTTAATCACATCCGGTGGAAAAGCACCCGGTCCTGAACCATTAAAAAGATGTTTGACTGAAATTGAATTGATGTTGGAAAGAAAAGAAAATGGCTCACAATTAAAACCAATTGAAGTTCATGATATTGTTTGTCATATTGCTGATGCTGTATTGGCAGGAGGAATCCGTCGTGCTGCATTGATTTCACTCTTTTCGTTTGATGACGAAGATATGAGAACTTGTAAATTTGGAAATTGGTGGGAATTGAATTCACAAAGAGGTCGTGCAAATAATTCTGCAGTGATTATACGTAACCGTATTAGAAAATCGGACTTTATTAATTTGTGGAAAAAAATTGAAGCTTCAGGATCGGGTGAACCTGGCGTTTATTTTAATAATGATAAAGATTGGGGAACAAATCCATGCTGTCTCACCGGAGATACTCTTATCCAAACATCTGATGGCGAATTGACAATTAAAGAAATAGTAGAAGCACTTGAATCAGGTAACCGTGTTCCTGAAGTTTGGTCGTATAATACAGAAACTGGTGAAAAAGAACTTGACACAATTGATGACGGTGCATTAACAAGAAAGAACGCAGAAGTTATTAGTATTGAACTTGAAGATAGTACTGTTATAAAATTAACACCTGACCATCAAGTTTATACTAAAAATCGTGGTTGGATTGAAGCTGCTAAATTGACTGAGGAAGACGATTTAGTAAAATGGTAAAATGTTTAAAAAAGTCAATCCTTGTTTGATATATAATTTAAAAATAACAACAAGGATTGATGCTTAAACTTACACAAAACTATCAAAAAATTTCAGAATTATTTTCATTAAGTAAAAATGATTTGAATAAAAAATTGCTTCAAAAAGAAGAAAAAGAAAAATATCTAAATTACAAAAATGAAAATGGATATTCTAAGTATTCTTACGTTGCAAGAAAATATTTTCTCAAAGAATTATTAACTGAAGAGATAAAAAACGAAATTAGTCAAGTCTATAACAACGGGTACGGCATTAAATCAATAGCCGCACAGATTGAAATAGGATATACAAACTGCCGTCTTTTATTAAATTCAGTTGGGGTTGAAATAAGAAAAGGTACTTCAGTTGTTACTGAAAAACTTAAGGAAATGAGAAAAAATAAATCGAATACTGAAAAAAATAATAAAACAGGATGGTTTTGTGAAAATATAAGAAAACATTTAAAAATAGAATCTAAAACACAAAGAGGCGTTCAAGGATGGTATTTTAATGAATCAATGCAAAAATGGGTATGGCTTAGAAGTACTTATGAGTACATATTTGCTAAATGGTTAGATCGAACAAAACATTTATGGGATATTGAAGTAATTACTTATAAAATAGAAGAAGAAACATATAGACCTGATTTTTTTATTTACGATTGCGATGGTAAAAATATTATTAAAATTGTAGAAATAAAAGGCTATTACGATAACAGAGCGTATAAGGTAGAATTACTTAACGAAATTTTAAATGTTGATGTTTGTATTATAGGTTTAACTAATAAAACTATATCCCAATATATTGAGTCAAATTCGAATTATGGTTTAGAATTAAAAAAATGGAAAATTATACGAAAACACAATGAAGATAAGAAAAATAACAATTGAGAAGAATGAAGATGTTTATGACATACAAGTTCGAAAAAACCACAATTTTTTTGCAAATGGAATATTAGTTCATAATTGCGAGATTTCACTTCGTCCGTTTCAATTTTGTAACTTGACTGAAGTTAATGTTGATGACGTTGAAACACAAGAAGAATATAATGCAAGATGTCGTGCCGCTGCTTTCATCGGAACTTTGCAAGCAGGATATACTGATTTTCACTATTTACGTCCTATTTGGAAAAGAACAACTGAAAAGGATGCATTGATTGGTGTTGGTATGACTGGAATTGGAAGCGGACGTGTATTAAACTTAGACATGAAAGCAGCTGCAGCAGTTGTTCTCTCTGAGAATGCAAGAATTGCCAAACTAATTGGAATCAACCACGCAGCAAGAACTACCACAGTAAAACCGTCAGGTACTTCTGCGATTGTATTGGGATGTTCTTCAGGAATTCATGCGTGGCACAATGACTATTATATACGTAGAATTCGTGTGAACAAAAACGAAGCAATTTATGGTTACTTGGCAGAAAATCATCCTGAATTAGTAAAGGACGAATTTTTCTCACCAACAACCACAGCAGTAATTGAAATTCCTATCAAGGCGCCTAATGATTCGATAATGAGAACTGAATCAGCATTTGATTTATTGAATCGTGTTAAAAAGGTATATCAAGAATGGGTTGCTGAAGGACACAGAAATGGTAGCAACACAAACAATATTTCGGCAACTATATCAATTGACAAAAATAAAAAATATGTTGTTGAAGATAAAGAATTTGACGAGTGGGAAATGGTAGGCGAATGGATGTGGACAAATAAAAATTTCTATAATGGACTTTCAGTTTTACCTTATGACGGAGGAACATATGTTCAAGCGCCATTTGAAGATATTACCCAAGAAGAATTTTTGAAAATGTCAAAAAACATTTCTCTAATTGACACTTCGCAAATTATTGAAACTGAAGACATGACTGACTTGAAAGGAGAAGCAGCGTGCGCTGGAGGTTTTTGCGAATTGGTTTAATAAAAAAACGGGCCGGGTTAATACTCGGCCTTTTTTATGAAACTATCCTTCTGCTGTGTATATAATAAATGAAAAAAATAAAATTATGGCAGTAAAAATAAAAGTTGATAATACAGTACAGATAATTCGCCCAACAGACGGCGTTTTTACGGTTGGTGAAGTACACGAACACATTAGTAAAAAAATTGAACCAGTCAATTTTGATTATATTTGGTTATTATACGATGACTCTGGTAGAAAGAAAAAGAAAAAATTGAATGAAATTGCTTCATTGATATTTGGTATGGAGATTTATGGCGACACATTAATAATACCAACTGAACAATTACCTGACGAGTGGAATGTTTTTCAAGAAGAATCGCAAAAATATCGTCCAGAAGAAATTGATAATGGTGTGCTATTGACAATTCAAAAAACAATACAAGCCTATCGAATGCTTGGTGATAAAGATGTCTCTAAAGTATCAATCAAAGAAGAATGGACATACCACCATGAAGAATTTCAAGAAAATAAATCTGCTGAAGATGTTGCTGATTTTTATTCTTCTGTTTACAATTATATTTCAAAAAATCCAAAAGAGTTTAAATCAAATAATATAATCTTTGCAGATTCATATACATTGATAAAAATTTCAAATAACAGTGAACAGAAAAAAATAGTAGAAAGTATGATTGAACATTTTGTCCAACTTGAGGAATATGAAAAATGTTCGTTATTAAAAAATATATTTTTGGAAAATCAATAAGAGCTGATACGTATCAGCTTTTTTTATTTAATATCAATTATGACAAAAAAAACAAATAAAGAAATTGTAGCGCTTAGTGATTTCGAACACGTTCTTCACAGAAGCACTATGTATGTAGGTTCAGTCGAAAAGAGTGATGAACGGGTGCAAATTATAGAAGGTGGCAAAATAGTTGAAAAAACAAAAACAATATCAGTAGGATTTTATAAAATGCTTAATGAAATTGTTGATAATGCTTTTGACGAAGCAAAACGTATGGCTGGTAAAATGCCAACTATTATTGTAAAAATCAATAGCAAAACAAATGAAGTTACTGTTATTGACACCGGTGACGGTTTCGTCAATGCAGAAAAAATCAATCAAAAAACTGGAAGCAGTAATGTTGAAACTGCAATGACCATGTTACGTGCTGGTTCAAATTTTTATAATGACTCAGCCTCCGATGCTTTGATTGGAACCAATGGTGTGGGTGCAGCGTTGGTTAATATGTTATCAGATAGTTTTGAAATCATTACAACAAATAGTGAAGTAACATATCAAATTGGATGGGAACGGTTTGTTAAAAAACAAGAAGAGTGTACGAATAGAAAAAACAATTCACTGGGTACGACCGTTAAATATATTCCACGTAAAGATATTTTTAAAAATTGCAAATGGGATAAAGAATATCTATATTCAATGTTTATCTTTCGCCAATATCTAAAAAATAGAGATAGTGTTATTTCCAACCTAAATCTCGAATTTTATTTTGATGGCGAAAAATTGAATTTAGATATTGACTTTTTGCCAGAAAATGCAATTTTATTAACAACCAAGTTGGGAATATTTGCTGCATGGATAAATTTTGAAAGTAGTGCTTCAGTATCGTTTATCAATGGTGCGAATTGTGTTGGTATACATCAAAAGATTGTTACTGATTGGATGAATGATATTTTTAATTATCCACAAGCATATCGTTTTTTTGAAACCCTATTGATATTAAACTTACCACCTAAATTGGTTCGATTTGCTGACCAAAACAAAACTCGGTATGCGGCAAATCGAAATGATATACAGGAATTGCTTGAAAAGAATTTTTATAAGTCATTGCGCCAACAATTACCAAAGAGTGAATTTTTTCATCTTGTCAAAAAGGCAATTGAAGAACACACTAAAAGTGCAGAACTTAAAAATATTAAAAGCAAAAAGAAAGCTGCAACGAAAAAAATTAGTGATAAATATTTTCCGCCGTCACAAAGTAAAGGCACACTTTTTATAGTTGAAGGATCTTCTGCTATGGGTTCTATATTGCAAAAACGTGATCCACGAATGGATGCTGTATATTCATTAAAGGGAAAAATTAAAAATGCCAGAGTACTGAGTGACCTTGCTTCAAATGCAGAAATTATTGATTTAATGAATATACTCAATCTTGAACCCGGAGATGGAAGTAAATGTAGTTTTGCTAATGTTGTTATTGCTACCGATTGGGACCCAGATGGAATTGGACACATTGCATCATTAATTATCAATCTCTTTTATAAATGGTTTCCACAGGTTATTGACGCTGGAAAATTAAATATTTTGATAACTCCACTTGTCTCAGCTGAGGTTAAAAACAAAAGAAAATATTTTTATTCGATGAGTGAATGGAATGAATTTGAAAGTAGCAAGGAATCATATAATGGCGTTCGATATTTGAAAGGATTAGGTTCTTTAAGCATTCAGGATTGGCAAATGGTAATGGCAGAAAGAAAAATGTATCGAATTAAAAATGATTCTTCCGCAAATAGATATATTGAAATTGCATTTGGAAATTCTTCAGATAAGAGAAAACGTTGGTTAGAGGGCAGAAATTAGAAAAAAATAAAATGATATATAAAACATGGAAAATTCTCTAACAGAAGGAATTGACTATATTATTGAAAATGGTAAATGGGTATTTACCAAAGAATATCATTTAAAAAGAGGTTATTGTTGCAATAATAACTGTAAAAATTGTCCATACAAAAAAATAAGAAACAATGAGGTATTTAAAAGATTTCGCAACATTCATTAATGAATCTATGGGTCCAGTTAGAGCAACTGACTTTGATGTAAAATTAAGTCAAGCAACTGATATTGTGTTGAGTTATTTGAACAAACATTCTGGAAAA